GTGTTGCTGTCTATGATTAGACAGTGATTAAATTATAAGACTATAAACGCTATTGTCAATAGCCCGTTGACGCATTTATTTCTATTGCAAACCATAGACTATTAGCTTTTATCAATGAATACTTATTTCTATTCCCCTGGTGTCTAGTCTAGTGTTAGACTATAGACTATCTATCATATATATATTGTGTTTAGTAGATAGTATATCTATCGGTTCACCTGGTAGATTATCGGGGTAGAAAGGGGGTTCACTCATCCCGCTCACCCTACAGAATGTGTGCCTTTACCCGTTACCCGCTACTCGTTTAAATTTTGGGTATGGGCATAACCACACACAGCACACGTTAGCCGCTAGCCTATTGCCCGCTCGTTTGGGTCTGAGGGTCTGAAAAGACGTGCACCCCACTTCTCGCCCCCCATAAAAATTTTCATGTTTTTGGTAGACTGTGGTTGCACGTTTGTGGGTTGGCTACTGTCTAGACGGTAGTTCCTAAAACAGTCCACATGCGTGTGCAGTTGCCTTTGGTTGGTCAAGACTCAATCTCTTGACTAACCTTTTTTTTATCTATACTATGGAGTTATCAGTAGAGGGGTTAATATGATTACAGAGATAGTGATGGAGAGTGGAGTACAGATGCCCAAGCCTAGGGTTGTGTATGCCTACCCGTATGAGGACATGGATGTGGGGGATAGCTTCTGTGTTCCGCTAGAGGCAAGGGCGAAGGTGTTGAATGCCAATTACAGGGCTGGTAAGCGGTTGGGAAGGGTGTTTACTGCCAAGACAGAGGGTGAGCAAGTAAGGGTATGGAGAACGATGTGAATGAGGTGTTCTGGATGGGTGAGGATGAGTTGCGGGATGCGTATGCAGACCTGTTGACTAGGCTTGCCCGTACAGAGCAGATGATGGTCATGATGGCTATAAGTGTTGAAAAGGCTGTGGAGTATGGATACAGAGTTGGATACGAGGATGGCGTTACGGGAGAGTCGTATTCGGTTTCAGCAAGAGATGTACAAAGCCTTGTCTTGCACTAACAAGAAACAGAAGATTAAGTTGGCTGCGGAATGGAAAGAGAAGTATTCGCCCACACATTACAAGGAATTGATAGCGTGTGCCAAAAACAAGAACATTGCCAGCAACATCATTCACTGGAATTTAGAGGAAATGTAGATGCAACATAGAGGTGAAATTCTTTCTGGTGTGAAAGTAATTAGCAACTACAAGTATTTGGATACCCGTGGTCATTTTCTAGAGATGTGGAACTCTAAACATGAGATGCGTGGTGACTACAGACAGTTGAATGTGGCGGCATCCAAGTTTGGGGTGTTGCGTGGTATGCACTACCAAGACCAGACAAAGTTTGTCATGCCTGTTGTGGGACGCATATTTGATGTTGTGTTGGAGCCTGAGACTGGTAAGTGGTTTGGGATTGAGTTGGATGACTCTAAAGCCTTGCTGATACCTCCACAGTATGCACATGGGTACTTGGTACTGACAGACCATGCTGTTGTGCAATACATCGTAGATGCCCCGTATGAACCGAGCAAAGAACAAGTGTTTGGTTGGGGTAAATACAACATAGAGTGGCCTGTAGCTATCTCTCCCATCCTTTCACAAAAAGATGCACAAGCATGAACTTTGACCTGAAGAAGTTTTACAAGTTCTGTTCCGAACTCAAGATTGAGACAAAGGAAGAGGGCTTGAAAAAGATGGGTAACCTTTTGGGGACTCAGACTTATGTCATGGAAGAGATACAAAAGGGTTTGGACAATGACATTCACTTCTTTGTCATCCTCAAAGGTCGGCAGTTGGGTATCACAACTATTTCCTTGGCTCTCGACCTCTACTGGCAGTTCACACATCCTGGGTGGCAAGGCACGTTGGTTGCGGATACAGAAGAGAACAGAGACATGTTCCGCTCTACTCTCGCTATGTATATGGAAGGATTGCCGAAAGAATACAAGATTCCGCTTGTTGCCCACAACAGAAACCAGATGGTTCTTAAAAACAGGTCGAGGCTCTTCTACCAAATTGCGGGAAATAAGTCTCGTCTGGGGCAAGGCAAAGCTATCACTTACCTACACGGTACTGAAACGGCATCGTGGGGAAATGAAGAAGGTTTAGCGTCCCTGATTGCCTCTCTTGCTGAAAAGAACTCAGAACGGTTGTACATGTTTGAGAGTACGGCTCAAGGCTTCAACATGTTCCACGACATGTACAAGACTGCCAAACGAGCAAAGACACAACGTGCCATCTTCTGCGGTTGGTGGCGTAATGAGTATTACTCTGTCCCCGCTGACTCCAACATCTACAAGGTTTACTGGGATGGCAAACTAACAGGGGAAGAAAAGGAATGGCATAAAGATATTAAGAAGCTTTACGGCTTTGAGATTAACTCTCGGCAGATGGCTTGGTGGCGGTGGAAGATGGCAGAAGGTATCAAAGATGATGCCTTGATGTATCAAGAGTTTCCACCCACTGAGGACTATGCTTTTGTGATGACAGGCTCCTCCTTCTTCTCGCACACTCGTTGTACAGAAGCTGCCAAGAAGAGCAAGACTACAGAATGTGACTACTACAGATATGCTTTCGGACAACTTTTCCAAGATACAGAGGTTCTTAAATCTACTGAAAGACTGGGTACTCTCAAGATATGGGAAGAGCCTATTGATTCTGCTTATTACGTCATCGGTGCTGACCCCGCCTATGGTAGTTCTGATTGGGCAGATAGGTTCTGTATCCAAGTCTACAGATGCTATGCAGATGGGCTTGACCAAGTTGCTGAGTTTGCCACCTCGGAATTAAACACCTACCAGTTTGCGTGGGTCATTGCTCACCTTGCTGGCGCATACAAGAACTCAACCCTTAACCTTGAGGTTAACGGCCCAGGTCAAGCTGTGATTAACGAGTTACGGAACTTGAAACGTCTGGCAACCTCTATGGGAGGGGCTACAGGGCGTGACTTGATGGATGTACTAGGTAGCATGACAAACTACATCTGGAGGCGTAACGACACCCTTGGTGGCCTCTCCAACAGTATTGGATACCTGACCACTGCCAACAGTAAAGAACGCATGTTGCAGTACATGAAAGATTACTTTGAGCGGGGCATGATGGGTATTCTCAGCATGGATACCCTAGAAGAAATGAAAGGCATTGTGCGAGAAGGCGGCTTCTTGGGCGCACCTGGTCGTGGCAAAGATGACCGTGTGATTGCCTCTGCCCTTGCCGCAGTTGCCTATGCCGAACAGATTCAACCCCGTTTGATAGCGCACAAACTCTCACGCAATGTGAGTGAAGCGCAAGAATCTTTTTCTCCTGAACAAATTGCTGTTGGCAGAAATGTCAGCGATTACCTCAAACGCATTGGAATGTACGGTCAATGAACCACAATCAACTCACAATCGTGTCTGTCTATGGACACAACAATGGTGCTTCTGCTCTGCCATCCATCGTCAGGTCTATGCGAGAGTTGCCTGGTAGCCGTGGACTTCTTATCTCTGTTGAGAAACCAGAGAACATGCCAGAAGGCGTAGAGTGGAAGCGTTGCCACCCCATAGATTACTTAGGGTATTCCCTGTTCACCATGCACAGTCTGTACGCTTACATAGAAACAGACTTTTGCTTGATTGTCCAAGATGATGGTTGGGTGTTGAACGGCAAGAACTTCAAACCTGAATACTATGACTACGATTACATAGGCGCACCTTCACACTGCGCTTTTGGTGACGGTCATCTTTATCTTCATTTTGAGTGGACAAAAGCAGAAGAACCTGTAAGCGTTGTTCAGAATGGTGGTTTCTCTCTACGTAGCAAGCGATTCTTAGAAGCCTGTAACAAGCACGGCATCATGCACCTGAACAGCAATGAGATACATGGGTGGAATGAAGATGCTCAGTTGTCTGCCATTCTGAAACCCGTTCTAGAGAGTTATGGATACAAGTATTGCCCTATGGACATTGCCAAACACTTCAGCATTGAATACGTTGGCTCTGGTTTTCATGAAGAAGGTTTTAACTTTGACTCTTTGCTTGGCCACCATGCCCAGACAAGGAAGTTGACAAGTGACAACCACATCGTTGTTCCCTCTGACCCGACTACCGCTTACGGAGAAATGCAGTTTTTGAACTGGTTAGAGGACAAAGGCTACACATTGGAGTACAGATATGACCCCGTTGAGCAAGCGTGAACTGACAAAACACATGCAGCGGTTTTACGCTGACAAAGAAAGAGGCATCTCTATCGCCCTTTTTGCCGAACTTGCGGGAATAAGTCATGGTCATTTCCACGATGTATTCATCTACAACAGTGAACCATTGACAGAAAACGTCCAACGTAGGGTAAGTAAAGCCTACCAACAGTGGAAAGCAGGGAATGTGAAGGTCATGAAAAGGCGGGATAACACCCGCTATGTGGATTACAGGAAAGAATCTCAGCCCGTATTTATGCCAAAAATGGGGTTACAAGTAACGTCAGAAGGCATCAAAGTGAAGGTTGGGATGACAAACAGGCACGATTACAGCGAAATTTCACTTGACGAAGCACTAAGGGGGTAAAAATGGGTATTTTGAGAGACTATTACTGCACAAACCACGGTATTTTTGAAGCATGGGAAGCTCAATGCCCCATGAAGCACTGTAAAGGTGAATTATCCGTTGTACATCTTAAACCAGTGGGTACAAGGTCGGCAAAAACCTCTGCAACTGACAGTAACCTGAAACAACTGGCTATTGAGTACGACATGACTGACATCAAGTCCACAAAAGCTGGTGAACACCAGACTGGCTACATGAAACGCAAGAATAAGCTGTCTGATAAGCAATTTGCAGAAGCTACAGATGCTATGCAAGCCCAAAATCAGCAACAACAGAAGCAAGCTCGCCCTGGCGACTCCGTAATCTGGGGTGGCGGGGCTGGTATCAGCATGAAATCTGTCATGGGTGGACAATTTAAGTCTGTTAATGGAGAATCCGTGGGCATCAATCCCAAAGCAGCGGGTGACCTGCAAGGGCCAAGAACCGCCAGTTACATGGCAGACCCAGATAACTTACAGGTGAAGCGATGAGAATTCCTAAAAACCCGATTGCTAGAGAACAGTTCTATCTCGACTTGATAGAAAAATGTCTCGTCAGCCGTGAACAGCGTAAAGTCGATTACTCATCCTTGCGTAGCTACTACCTGTTTGGTAACGCTCCTGATGACGTACCCGCTATCTACAATAAGATTTACCCGCATATCGACCAACTGACCTCGTTCCTGTACTCCGCAGAAACGACCAAGTTCTCTATCCACACGGGTGCGGCTGTCCCAGAGCAAGAACAGATTAAGGTTCCAACTCTGAGCAAAGCTCTGAATGACGAATGGCTCAACAGTAACGCTGACCAAGTGTTCTCAACCGCAGTAACTTGGTCACTTTGCTACAACTCAACCTTTGTCAAACTCGTTATCAACAATGGTATTCACCCCTACATGGTTGAACCCGCTTGTATTGGTGTGTTGCGGGAAGATAGTGCATACACAGATAGACAAGAAGCCCTAGTTCACTCCTACTACATCACTAAGTCTGAGTTGTTTGACAGGTTGTACAGCCATCCAGACAGAGATGCTATTGTTAAACGAGTCATGTCTACACAGCATGAACGTACTGAGATTGCCAGTGGCATCCAACGCATTATTCTTTCTCAAACCAACCCGTCTATGTATGGTAACGTCAACTTAGACCTGTCTGGCAACCCTACCTACAAAGCCGAAGTCTCAGAAGATACGATTGAGATGATTGAACTTTGGGTGTGGAATGACGAGACAAAAGATTACCAAGTTGTAACCAAAGCCGACCCTAACGTCATCATCTATGACCGTTCTGGCGAAAGCATGTTCCTCAAAGGCGAACTGCCTTTTATCCAAATTTGTCCAAATCCCCTGTACGACTACTACTGGGGTGCTTCTGAGGTTCAGCGTCTAATCTACCTCCAACAGTTACGCAACAAGCGGATGACGGAAATCTTAGATTTGCTCTCCAAACAAGTCAGCCCACCTACCGCTTTGATTGGCTTTACAGGCATCTTGGATGAGAAGAACTTTGCGCTTAATCGTGCTGGTGGTTTGCTTGCAACCGATATGCCAAACGCTAAAGTCGAGAAGTTAGCACCAACTATTCCACCTGATTTATTCCGTGAGATTGGTGAAGTTGACCTGATGTTTGAAGAAGCATCTGGCATCGTTTCTGTCTTGCAAGGTCGTGGTGAAGCAGGTGTTCGTTCTTCTGGTCATGCCTCTCAACTTGCCCGTCTGGGTTCAAGCCGTGCCAAGAAACGTGCGCTCATTATTGAAGACAGCCTAGAAAAGATGGCTACCTTGTACCTGAAATGTATGCAGGTTTACGATAACACCCACTACACAGATGCACATGGCTTAAAATTTATTGCCGACCAGTTCACCCGTGACTTTGTAGTGAAAGTGGATGCACACTCAAATTCTCCTATCTTTATGGAAGATAGCCGCAAAATGGCGTTTGAGTTGTTCCAAGCTGGCGTAATTGACAAAGAATCCTTGCTTGACATGATTGAGCCACCAATGAAACAATTATTGTTGGAAAGACTCAAAAAAGCTCAAGAAAAACAAGAAGCTCAACAGGCAATGGAGCAGCAACTGCAACAAATGCAACCTCCAAAGGCAGAAGGTAAACCAGACTTGAAAAAGGTGGGATGATGGCTCCAAACAGCACTGGAATGACACAGCCTACGGCTGACCAACCACGGGTAGATACTGCCTCCCTGAAAAGGAATGAGGCCGCACCGAACTTGACAATGCGTCAAACAGGGTTTAAAACCTCATACGGAAGGAGTCAACGGGATTCCAACCGCAAACAATACGGGAGTTCAAGATGAACATGAAGACAAAAAGTGGACGTAAGTGCCGCCGTTAATTCAGGATTCCGCAAGGAAAGGGTGTGGCTGCCTCCCCTTTGAGGTGGCCTTGTAAAAGGAAATATCATGATGTACGGAAAAGCAAAAATGGCTCCAAAAATGGCTCGTATGGGACGCAAAGCCCGTAAAGGTCGCAAGTAATGTCTACAGAGGGCTGACAAAAAATGCCCTCCACCTATTGACAAGATGTTTGTAAGTGGTTACAAACACGGCAAGGAGTGATTATGAGTGTTCCACCAGATAAGTTGATGGAGTTAATGCGTAGTAGCCAAACGGCTGCTGGCACACCCACCGCTAATGAAAAGGAAGAGCCAGAAGAAATGGAGACAGAAGCTCCTGAAGCTCCTCCAATGGCTTCTCCCATGTCTACTCCAGAACCCAAGATGGGAAATAAAGAAGCCGCACTTATCAACATAAGTATGGCTATTGATTTGCTTGAGCAATCCCTTCCCGCTTTTGGCTCCGTTTCAGAAGAGGGCAAAAAAACTCTCAACGCTATTCGGGCACTTAGCGGTTTGATTGGTCAGAAAAAAGGCAAAACTGACGAATTACAGCAATCTGAAATTCTCCAGTTACTGCAAACCTTGCCACAGGCGGGTGGTGCTACCCCTGAAGGCAGAGCAATGGCTCAAGCACCTATTCCTGGTATGCCTCCCGCTGGCGGTATGCCTTCACCTCCCCCAATGTAAGGAAAAGCAAATGGAACTCTTTAAACCACGTGCAGCAGCAGCACCTCGTAAACCAACCGATAACAACCAACAAAATGGCGTTATCACCAATACTCCCCGTTTTTCTCAGTTTGGTGGCTTGAGTGCCCCCAATAAACTGAACAAGTCAAGCATGGCTGTCCAAAAGCCAGCTGACGGCAAGCGTGTAATTTAATCGTATAAAGAGGGTAACTTTATGTCACTAGAAAATCTGTCCTTAGAAGCCCGTGATGAGTTGGCAGCACTTGCACAAACTCTTGCGGAAAATCCTGATACTCGTAAAGATTTTTTGCGGATGACAAAGCGGGTTAAGCCTGACCTTCCAATTCCTGAACTCGACATTGAAGATTACACACACCGTGCGGTCAGCCGCTCGGAAGACCGTGTGCAAGCTTTGGAAGCCAAGTTGCGTGAAAAAGAAGCGATTGAAGAACTCCAGAATCGCCGTCAGTCTTTGATGAAAAAGGGTTTGATTGCTAACGAATCAGAAGTTGGTGATGTAGAAAAAATTATGCTGGAGCGTGGTATTACCAACCATGAAACAGCCGCTGAATACCATCAGTGGATGAAGCAAGCCGCAGTGCCTACTTCAACTGGATACAACCCAAGTGCTGTCAAGCAATTTGACTTGAACAAATATTGGAAAAATCCAGCCGCCGCTGCTCGTAATGAGGCAATGAATGCACTCAATGACCTGCGGAAACCGCAACGTCCTATTGGGTTGTAAGAGGGTAATTTTTTAAACCACGTAAGGAGGCCTTATGGCTATTGGCGGCGGCATCATACCAGCTACAGGGTCAGCCCAGTTCAATGAACTGACTTATGTAACTCGTAGAGCCTTTATTCCCAAGCTGGTTGTCCAGCTTTATAACTCCACGCCCTTGATGGCGGCTCTGATTGCTAACAGTCAGTCTGCTTCTGGTGGTGTGTCTTCTGTAACCGTTCCTGTCCAAGGCGCACAGTTTGTGAACGCTCAATGGTCTGACTACAGTGGCTCTTTTGCCCAACCGTCAGTTCAACAAGGTGCTTACAACGCTGAATTCGACTTGAAATTGATGATTTCTCCTGTGCCGTTCCTCGGTATGGAAGGCGCAGTTCAGCAAGATGCCGCTATTATCCCGTTGATTGAAGCTCGTATGAACGATGCAACCAACGTGATGATGGATGCAATGGCAACTGCCTTGTACAACAACACCACAAATACACAACAGTTCATTGGTTTGCCCGCTGCTGTTGCTAACTCTGGCACTTACGGCAACATTGACCGTAGCACATACACATGGTGGAAATCATCACAGTATGCCGCTGGCTCTGTTAACCCAACTCGTCAAAACATCCTGCAATACATTTCTGGTACTGTTAAAAACGGTGCTGAAATGCCTTCATTTGGTGTTTGCGGATTTGGTACTTGGACACTGTTGGCTCAAGACTTTGTTGGTCAAGAACAATACGTTATCACTCCAGGTGCAGGTTTTGACGGTGAAACCAATGGCCCTCAAGCAGCTTTCCGTGCTTTGATGGTTGCTGGCGTTCCTATCTATCCAGACCCCTATTGCCCAGAAGGTACTGTGTACTTCCTGAACACCAACTACTTGTCTCTGTATATTCATGAGCAAGGTTCGTTTGTGTTCACAGGCTTTGAGTCCACTCTCCCCAACTGGCAAATTGGTTATGTCGGTGCGGTTTTGATGATTGCCGAATTGGTGAACGTCAAACCCAAAGCCATGACCAAGGTGACGGGTTATAACTATCTCTCACTGTAAGGAGAAAAAGACATGGCTTTAGCACTGAATAAAATCATTCTGGCAAATGCAACCACCAACACTGCTGGTGCTTACTTCTCCAATGTCGCTTTGACTGCCGCTAACGCTGGCACAGTGATTCCTGCTGGTACGTATTTGCTGTTCCCCGCTGCTAACGTAGTGATTACTGCAAACAATGGCTCAACCATTACAACTCTGCTTGCCAATAATACTGGTGGCATGATTTTGTCTGATGGTGTGAACTTGTTTGCACAATCTACTATTGCTGGTGCTGGTACTGTTACTGCATTGACCATCAATGGCGGTATCTCTGCTAACAGTACCTACACAACATAAGGGGATAGCATGGCTAACTCGAATGCTGTAGGAAATCGTTATCCCGATAGTTTTGGCAATTACGTTATCGGTGTTACCTCTAATCCCGTAGGTTTGGGAAGCACTGGTAATGCTGTTGCCGTTATTCCTACTATCGGTACAAGCTACATTGTTCGCCGTATAACCGTGTCTTCAGCAAATGGAACTGTTGCTGCTGCTAACGTCACTATTTTCACAAGTAATGACGGTGCGCTTGCAAATGCAGTTTCAAATGCAACTGTGTTATCAAACGTAACAAGTACAACCAAGTATCAAGATTTGAATTTGACGGCAAACACCGCCACAACAATCTATTCTGGTTCTTTGTTCTTGTGCGTTAACACGGCAGCGGCTGCAAACAATTCGGTTGAAATTCACGTATACGGTGATGTCACATCACTATGACAGAACTCGTTTATGTAACCAATAACACCGATAAAGACCTGTACGCTGAGTACAACTATGTCGGTTATGAGTTTTCTATCGGCAAGACAGTTGAATTGACTGTCCCTGCTGCTAGGCACATGCTTGGTTATGGAGATGAGGACAAGGAGAAGTATCTAGTCCAGTTGGGCATGATACGACTTCACAGCGAACTTGAAGAAGCAATGGAAAATCTCAAGAAAGTAGTTATTTCTTCAGAGCCTCCAACAAAGAACCGCTCGTTACCCTCGGCGGTTGGCGTAGTACCCTTACGGATTGAGAAATCCGTTGGGGGAAAGGTCAATCAGAGGGTTGCTTAACATGAAGGTAACATGGCAACTCTCTCTTCCTACATCACGGAAGTACAGCGACTTTTGCATGATGCAAACTCTGTCTTCTGGTCAACCTCGGAGCTAACGGACTACATCAACGATGCCCGTGAGCGAGTAGCGAGAGATACTGGGTGCTTACGTACCCTGCAAATTACTGCCACCCCAATTTCTAATACAGGAGTACCCGCAACCGTTTGGACTGCGGGTGCTACTGTTACTGCTGGTCAGTTCTTATTCAATAACATCTTTATTTATGAAGTGGTATCTAGCGGTGTTCTCAGCACTACACCACCTCCTTACCCTGCTTCTGGCTACACTTTTCCACCTTCTGCCCCATTTACAGATGGCACAGCCAGTCTGCAATATTCTGGCCCTGCGGAAGTTATTCCCTATGCCACTATTGCTACTGGCACAACACTCGACATTCTGAACGTCAACGTTTACTGGGGTAACAGTCGTATTCCACTGCGGTATTTACCCTGGTCAAACTTTAATGCTCAACTGCGTTACTGGCAAAACTATGTAGGAAGACCCGTGTGTTTTTCTGTTTATGGACAAAACACCATCTATGTTGGCCCTGTTCCTGACCAAGCCTATGTGGTGGAGATAGACAGCACTATCTTGCCTACTCCGTTAAGTTTGAATACGCCTAACGCTAATGACCAGATACAAGACCCCTACACTACGCCTGTAGCTTTTTATGCGGCTTATAAAGCCAAGTACAAAGAACAGAGCTATGGAGAAGCTGAGATATACAAGCAAGAGTATGCAAAGCATATCCAAGCGGTGTTGAACTCTGTGTATACACGCAGAATCCCTGACCCCTACTCTACGTTCTAATCATGGCAGCAGCAGAGCAAAAAAAATCTTATGCTGTTTATAAGAACTTCAAGGGCTTAAATACCAAGTCCAACAGGACAGCCATTGATGAAGAGGAGTTCTCTTGGATTGAGAACGCCATGCCTATCGGTTTTGGCAATATCAAGATTGTCCCCGCTCAAGTCACAGTTAAAGATGGCGGTAACAACGCTATTTCTTTTGCAAACACAGTCACCACTCTTACAAATACCAATCTTGGATTAGATGACTATTTAATAGCTTTCCAAGAAAATGGAAGAGCGCAATATGTAGTCATAGATACAGGCACTGTAGGCAATGTAGGTGTGACAGGCACTTTCTCTTCTGCCAATGTGTCTACAGCCCAGTGGAAAAATGAAGAAGTATTTATAGGTGACCCTAATAAAGGACTATTCAGTTGGAATGGCACTGACTTACTCAATGTTGGTGGTGTAGGTAGGATAGGTTTAACTGCCAGGGGTTCAGGTTACACCTCTGCGCCAGCAGTTACCATCTCTGCACCCAACCAGTCAAACGGTACACAAGCCACAGCAGAAGCCACAATCACAGCAAATGCAGTAACTTCTATAGCGGTTACAGAAGGTGGTAGCGGATATACATCTGCACCTACAGTAACTATCACTGGTGGTGGTGGCAGTGGTGCTAATGCTATTGCTCAACTTTTAACCTTTACCAAAGGTGCGCTATACGTACAAGTAACCAATAGTGGCTCTGGCTATAACCCATCCTCTCCTCCCGCTGTATCTATTACAGGTGGAGGTGGAGCAAATGCTACTGCTACTGCCATTGTGTTTGGCAACGCTGTTACAGAAGTGATAATGACAAACGTAGGTAACAACTTCACAAGTGTGCCTACTGTCACTATCGCTGCACCACCTACTCCTACAGGTAACGCTAATGCGACTGTTATAGGTGTTCCTAATCTAGATGAAATATCCAGTGTTGCTACCTTTTCTGGTCGTGTATGGGTGTCTACAGGTCGTACCGTAACTTTTTCTTCTGCAACAAGTCCTACTGACTTCACATCTATTTCTGCGGGTGCTGAGACTATTACTGACTCTACCTTGCGTGGCAACATTCAACACATGGTGGCTGCCAACAACTTTCTCTATATTTATGGAGAAGACAGTATCAACGTCTTTTCAGATGTGAGGATTACAAATACAGGTGAAACGTTATTTACAAACACAAACGTATCTGCTTCTATTGGTAGCAAGCTGAAATACGCTGTGTTTCCGTACTTCCGTTCTGTGTTGTTCATGAACAATTACGGCGTGTATGCCTTGGTTGGCTCTACCACCAGTAAAATTTCTGACCAACTGGATGGTATTTTTCCGTATATAGATTTCTCCAAGCCTGTAACTGCTGGACAAGTCTTGCTTAACAACATCCTGTGTGCGGCTTTTAACTTCTATTTGTTGCCAACCTTTCCTATCACTACGGGAGATAGGTTTGTACAGTGCGTATTTTTTGAGAAAAAGTGGTTTGTCACCAGTCAGGGTGCATTACGTTATCTGTCTTCTGCGCCTGTGGGTGGTTTGATAAATCTGTATGGTGTGACAGATACAGCACTTTTCCGTTTGTACGGGGATGCAACTGCAAATATTTCTAGTGAGATACAGACATCTCTTTCGCCTATGAAAGACCCTATCCGTACCAAACAAGCATTGAAGTTTGGTATTGAAGCAACATTGGCAAACGCATCTACGTTTACTGTCACTGTTGATAGTGAATACGGCAGCAGTCCATCCTACACTTTGACAAATGGTGCTGTAGATTGGATAAACAACAACGGCATTGTTGTTCCTTGGATAAATAACTTTAGTGCAGTAATTCCTTGGTTATCTTCTGGTGGGTACAACCTGTACAAATCAGACGCACAACAATATGGCAAGTATTTAGGGTTAACCATGACTTCATCTGACCCTTCTTTTGTCATAAACACATTTGAGTTTGAACACGAATTGAGAGTGAGGTTCTAAATGCCAGTTCCGTTTACTTTTGCCACAGCTACAGGGTCAATACCTCTGTCGCAACTTGACGCTAACTTTAATACTGGTGTCACTATTGGTAACACTTCTGTCCAGTTGGGTGGAACTCTCACCACCATCAACAATTTAAGTCTTGCAAATGTGGCTATTACTAGCGTTAACACATCATTTCCTAACGGATACTTGGCTAACAGCAACGTAGTTATAGGCACAACCACCATCAATTTGGGTAGCACCGTCACTACTGTTGATGGTTTGACTTTGAGCAATGTTGCTACAGCCAATGTCACTGGTACAGCAAACATCAGCAACCTGGTAGTTATTGGTAACGGAACTGTTGGCGGTAACGTATCCATTACAGGCAACGTAACTGCCCGTAATGGTTTTGTGACTATTGGTAACACAACTGTTGGGCTTGGTAATACCACCGCAACACTGGGTAACACCACTGTCTCCAACACTACTGTGACGCTCTATACCGAATCTGTAGTGGCTATAGGTAACTCTGGCACATCCAAAACGATTGACCTGACTAATGGTACTTTCCAGACAGTGACAATGACAGGTAACTGTACGTTTACGATGCCTACCAATATTGCTGGAAGGTCATTCGTTCTTGTTGTCAGCACTGGTGCAGGTGGCTTTACAGGAACGTTTACAAGCGTTAAATGGCCTAACAATGGCGCACCTACCTTGACTACTACAGCAAGCAGATGGGACATCCTGACGTTCTTTGCTGATGGCACAAACTGGTACGGCACATTTGCACAGGCGTTCCAATAATGTTTGCATCCAAAGACTTATTCTTCTCTAAGCCTAGCGGTTATCAAATCAGCCGCAGTGTGCGTACTCGAGCAAGTGCGTCTGCTTATTTTGGTAGAACGCCATCAAGTACTACAAATAGACAGACATGGACATGGAGTAGTTGGATTAAAAGAGGAGCATTGTCTGGTGGTGCTAGACAAGGTATTTTTTCTGTTGGTGGTGTTAGTGCAAGCGACTTATTTAGATTTGGCTTTGACACAAATGATTGTTTGTTTTTTAATGATACTCAGGCATCAGCAACCGTTTTAACATTTACCACAACTCCTTTATATCGTGACCCATCTGCGTGGTATCACGTTGTTTTGGCAATAGACACAACACAGTCAACATCAACAAATAGAGTGAAACTGTATGTGAATGGGGTTCAAGTAACTGCATTTGCTTCATCAACATATCCAACTCAGAATGTGAATACTTATGTAAATACGGCGGTAGTATCTGATATTGGTCGTATGTATAACCCGCCTACAGCCGCATATGTTTATCTTGACGGTTACCTAACCGAAATCAACTTCATTGATGGTCAAGCCCTGACACCATCATCCTTTGGTCAAACAAACACTATTACTGGTGTATGGCAACCTCTGAAATACACAGGTACATACGGCACTAACGGCTTCTATCTGAACTTCAGCGACAACAGCAATAACACTGCTGCAACCATTGGCAAAGACTACTCAGGCAATGGTAACAACTGGACACCCAACAACATTAGCGTGACTGCTGGTGTGACGTATGACTCCATGTTGGATGTGCCCACGTTGTACGCAGATGGCGGCAATGGTCGGGGTAATTATTGCGTGATGAATCCGCTAAACCCAGATACGATTTCGTTGAACGGTTCATTAACTAATGGGAATCTAAACGCTTCTGGCACAACTTATGGCGTAAGCGTCTTTTCTTGCACTTTCCAAGTGCCGCAAAGTGGGAAATGGTATTGGGAAACTGTTTACACAACAATCACTAATACTGTAATTGTAGGGATTAGAAGTTATTCAACATCATCAACTGATGTTCGTTATTACAGTAATGGCAATAAAGAGGTCGGCGGTTCTACAACTGCTTATGGTTCATCATGGACTACTAATGATGTGATTGGGGTTGCTGTTGATAGGGATGCTGGAACAGTAACTTTTTACAAGAACAATACTAGTCAAGGCTCAATCAACATCCCAACAAATTCAGCACAATTTGACATCACATTCAATACTACAAGCCCATTTGGTTCGACCGCAATGTCGGTCAACTTCGGTCAACGCCCATTCAGCTACACCCCACCATCAGGTTATGTTGCACTGAACACCCAGAACTTGCCTACGCCTACTATTAGCAATGGTGCTAATTACATGGCGGCTACGACTTACACGGGTACGGGTTCAGCGGCATCAATCAGCAACGCAGTCAATGGAGTGTCTTTCCAGCCTGATTGGGTGTGGATTAAAAGCAGAAGCAATGTCACCAATAACAATTTAACCGATTCTGTTCGTGGCGTTACTAAACTTTTATTTTCAAACTCAAACGCCGCTGAAGCAACTTTTTCTGGCGGGTTGTCATCATTTGACTCTGGTGGATTTAGCCTAGCATCGGGAGGAGATACAGGGTTTAGTGCCAATGGCTATACCTATGTAGGCTGGCAATGGAAAGCGGGTGTCTCTGCTGTCACAAACACTGATGGCTCAATCACATCAACTGTAGACGCAGGGGCTACGCAAGGCTTTAGCGTGGTGACGTTTGTTAATGCGTCTGGAACAAATCAGGCAACCGTAGGACACGGCCTAGGTGTTGCCCCACGATTGATTATTGCAAAGAACAGAGACACTAGTGCAAACAATTGGGCGGTGTTCCATGCGTCAGTGTGCGACACAACATCAAAGTTTTTGAGACTAAACACCACTGATGCAATAACAACATTTAGCACTGTCTGGGGTGCGGCATTGCCGACATCAACTGTGTTTGGTGTAACGGGCACTGGACTTTCTGCGCCAAGCGTCAACATGGTCGCCTACTGCTTCTCAGAAGTAGCTGGCTACTCCAAGTTTGGTAGCTACACAGGCAATGGAAGTTCTGATGGGCCTTTTGTGTTCTGCGGGTTTAGACCACGTTGGGTGATGATTAAATGCTCATCAACTGGTGGTGCTGGTTTTGAATGGGAATTGGTTGACACTTCACGAAATACAAGCAATGTTACAAATTTGGTTCTTTATCCAAACTTATCGGATGCTGAAGCAACGGCTAGTACCGCAATTTTAGACATAACTTCAAATGGTTTTAAATTGCGTGGTGCGGCAAATATCATAAACGCCAGTAGTGCAACATACATTTTTGCCGCCTTTGCAGAAAACCCATTCAAGAATTCTTTAGCGAGGTAACCCATGTTTTTACTCAACGGCAATCCACTCCCCATCGACACTCAATTTGAGGTCAACGGCACAACCTATCCACAGAACTGGTTGCGTCTGACTTCTATTGAGGAAAAGAATGCTATTGGCATCACAGAGGTGGCAGACCCAGAGCCTTACGATGACCGCTTCTATTGGGGCGTAGACAATCCTAAAGACTTGGATGGACTCAAGACATGGTGGACAGAACAAGTCAAAGACACTGCTAACAAGCTGTTGTCTCAAACTGATTGGATGGTTATCCGCAAGGTTGAGCGTAACGTGGATGTACCTGTTGACACCACAACCTATCGTCAGGGTGTGATAACTGAATGCACAAGGCTTGTAACAGGTATTGCTGACTCTGCTGACGTACCTGCGTTAATTACTGTTGTAACTACACAAGGATGGCCTCTAAATGAGTGAAGAACTTGAAATCGACTTTGCAGTGCATGAGGCAGTCTGCGCCCAACGCTACGCCGCCATAGAGAAGTCATTTGTGGACGGCGATAAGCGCATGACACGTATTGAGTACTTGCTCTACGTTGTCATTGGTGCTGTGTTGCTTGGCCCTGGTTTTGTTGGCGAGTTGGTCAAAAAAGTCTTGGGGCTGTAAATGAATATGGAAACTCTCTCTTACGTAAAGTTCGGTGATAAAGACGGGCTGGGAGAGTTTTTGTTTGAAAACGGTGTACAGCATCAGTTGTTCTACGAAATCTTAGGGGATAACGGTATTGTTGTGCAGAAGTATCCGTTGACAGATGCTGACTACGATAACTTGGATGATTGGTTATTTGTGCATAACCAAGAGCATCAGCGGTTGGCAAGCATCTTAGGGTTGGATAATCCGTTCCAGTTGCTCGACAGTGACTGGAATGTAGAAGAAGATTTCTATGATTGGATTGGTGTTCACCAGACCATTCATCAACAGATAGCAACAGCTTTAGGAGTGTGACATGGCATATAGCAGTAAAGACATAGCAAGAGCAAATGCCAAACAACAAGCTAGGCTTGCCACTTGGAAACAAGAAGCTAATGCCTACGCATCATCTAAAGGTGTAACACTTCCAGGCAATTTTGTAGATTTGGCTTTAAATCAAGGTCGAGATGTAGACTATTCTGGAAAAACAAAAAACACATTGTCTTTTGTAGACTCGTACATACAAGATAAAAATGCGTTTCAAAATAATGCTATTAAAAACAAAACGTATGAGTATGTGAGATTGATGTACGGTGTTGACGCTAGTGCAGCAGACAGACCTGGTACTAGTCAAAATGCAAGAAAGTTGGAACTTGAGTCTTTTATTAGGTCAGCCGCATTAAGCGGAGTTCCAATTTCTTCTATTCAATCTTCTATAGATGCAGGACAAAAACAGTTTAGTTCTTATGTACAAGACGATAAGTTAACTCAACTATTCACCAAAGTTGCAGTTCCTATTGCTCTGTCTTTTGCTTTGCCAGGTATGGGAAGTGCTATTGGTGCACAACTCACAGCAGCAGGTTTAGTTGCAAGTACAGCAACAGCAACAGCTATAGGCACTGCGATGGCATCTACTGCTATACAAATGGCACAAGGTGCTAGTTTTGAAGATGCTCTCAAAAACGCTTCTGTTAACGCTATTATTCAAACGGGTGCACCATCTGTTGCGACAGAGATTAACAAGCTAGTAAAGATTCCACAAATATCTGATGCTATTACTTCTGCGGGTGCTTCTGCTTTGAAGACAGCCGCTGCTGGTGGTAGTGCGGCAGATATAGAAAGAAACATAATAGGTGCTATTGCAGGTTCTGCTACTGCATCTGCTATCGAAATAGGAACAGAAGGCAATTTATCAGCAGGTCGCCTTGTTGGTGCTACTGTTGGCGGTGCTGTAACTGGTGGTACTGAAGGTGCTTTGGTTGGCCTTGCTGGAGAATATGTTGGTCAGAAAGAAGCTGAACGAGCCAAGCTAGAAGCTCAAAAAGGTACAAAATTAGCTGCTGCTGATACAGGAATTATGTCTGATTCTGGTTCACTTTCTCCTGTTGTTGTAACAGGTAGACCAGAACCAGGTATTACAGATACATCTATCATTACTCCTACAGGCCCTATAACTGACAGAGAAGTTATGGGAGCTATTCGACCACCTGTAAATGTTCCTTCTCTTAAAGAAGTAAATGTTCCTTCTCTTAAAGAAGTAAAAGTTACTGCATCTGAAGAAATACCAGATATTACAGAAACATCTATTGTTACCCCAGACACTTTGCCAGAGGTAACTGTCAAAGGCGAAAAAGAAAAAGAGCTTATTGCAGAAACACCTGTTGAAGAAAAGCCTCCTGTAGAAGAAAAGGGTAAACCCTACAATCCCAATCTGTTTGTATATGGCGGTACAAGACCAACTACTCTTCCGCAAACACTGGGAACTGCACTTTCCCCTACTGCAACTGCAACTACAACCACAGGCACTTCTGTATGATTAGGAGGTAGGGGCGAGATAGAAAGTAAAGAATCTGGTAAAAAGCGTCAAACTGTGTGGAATGAAGAATCTTTGCGTCTTAAAGATGCGTTAGGACTATAAATGGCAACACTTAAAAACATGACCCGTATAGGTGCAGATGTGCGCCAGATTGCTCGTTTGCTGCAAGCAAAAGCACCTGAAAACCACATGCTTGCGTATATCACTCCTGAAGAGGCTCAACTGTTGAAAGACAGAGGTGGTAGCGGTATGCCTGACCCAGAGACAGGTATTCCGTCTTTTCAAGAGGAAGTTTATGATTATGGAGATGTAAGAGCAGAGCCAGCACCTAGTGTTTCTACAGATTATTTAACACCAACACAGCAAATGTCTTCTAGTGGTTTGTCATTTGACAATACTGTAGGACTAACACCATCTGTATACACACAACCGAATATGGAAGAAGGAACTTTTGGGTTTCAACAGCCATCTACATTTGAGTTTGTACCAAAAATTAACTTGCCACCAACACCATCTTATGATGTAACTGCCAGTAAAGAATTAACAAACTTAGCTGCACCAGCTAGACCTGAATCTGAAAAAGGAGTTATGGCTCGTTTGTCAGAAGCTACAGGGATGAAAGAGGAAACGCTTGCACGACTTGGTTTGGGTGGCGTTCAAGCAATTATTGGTGCTCAAGCTGCAAAGAAAGCCAAAGAGCAAGGTCAACGTGGCAGAAAAGAAATGGAAGCTCTTGCCGCACCTTATCTAGCAAAAGGTTCAGAGTTGCAACGTCAAGCACAGGCTGGTGAACTCACACCTGTTGCCAGACAGCAATTACAAACCGCACAAGCACAGGCCGCACAAGCTGCTTCTGCACGTGGTGGCGTAGGCGCACAACAAAGTGCCGCAAGAGTGGAAGCTATTCGCAGTCAATTACTGCAACAGCAATACGATTACGGATTAAAACTTTCAGGCATTGGTGACCAAATTGCTCTTGGTGCTATTAAGACAGGTTTGCAAGCTGACCAAGCAGTAAATCAAATGACCAATAGTTACTACAACAACATTGTTAGAACTCTCATGCCTCCACCAAATTATGTTATTGCTGGTCAACCAACTCAAACTCAGGGGTAATTATGGCTATAGATGCTGCTGTGAAAACTATGGTTGGTTCTAACCCAACTCCTGATTTGGGACAAATGATGGCCCAACGGTCATCCGTGTTGAAACCATACGAAGAATCTGCGTCTCAAGCAAGAAAGCAAGAGCAAGAGTTTGGTGTTGAAAAATTAGCGTTTGAGCAAGCGCAAAAAACAAGAAGTTTAGAAGGTGAAAAAGAGGCAATTAGCAAACAAAAAATGGCTATAGAAGAAGCTTATAAGCCATTAGAAACTTTAGAGCAACAAACGCAAGATGCAGCATTTATACCTTCTGAGGCTACTGCGACAGGCTTGGCCGCTTTGTATGGATTGATAGGTGTTGTTGGATGGGGTATTGGTGCTGGCGGCAAGGGTGATGCTATGGCGGCAATGTCAGCTATGAATGGTATGTTAGAGGGCTACCAAAAAGGCAGAGCAGATATATACAAAAAAGAAAAAGAAGTATTTGACTTGAGTGTTCGCAATTTGCGTGAAAAAGCTAGAGTTGTTGCTGAAGGTGCAAGACGTAATGCCGAACTATCTGCTCTTGACAGAGATGCTGCAAAGATTGACCAAGCAATTCTTGCTGCTCAAGAAGGTGCTGATTTTTACAAAAACAATGTAGAAAAATTTGGATATGCAAAAGCTGCCAAAGACGCAGATGAATTTTTAAAAGCAGCGGACAAGATGTATTTTCAAATGTTTGATATTGCAAGCAAACAAGCAAAGTCAACAGGAAGACCACAACTTGTAACAGGCAAAGATGGTACTGTCTATTCCGTAGATGCAGATGCTAATGCTACACCTGTACAAACCTCAGAAGGTAAAACAATTCAAAAACAAGTTAAGCCTGTAGGTGGTGGTGGTGGTGTCGGCGGTGGTAAAGCCAAAACAATAGCTGGTCAAAACGCTTTAACTTTTGCATCCCGTGTTTATGGCAATATTGAAAATGCCGCAGCAGACTTAGAGAATATTTTGTCTTTACCTGCAACATCACAATCACCAGTCTTTGCTGGAATGATTGGTGTTGACAGAGATACCGCATTTAGAAGTCTTACATCCCTTGTTGCTAGAGAGATTACAAGTAAAGAAGAACGTGCATTTGAACAAATTACAAACAGTTTAGATGCTGCTTTGGCTAGACTTGAAGGTCAAGGATTGGCTACTGGTGGTACACAAGCTGCTATCCGTAGCTTTAGTTCTTTGAAGCCAAGAGCGGGTGATGCTGCAATCAATCTTGCACTTTACCTTGCCCGTGTTAAACAAGAAATTCAAACTGGTGTTAAGGTACATGAAAAAATGCCTGGAGCCACTCCTGAACAACTTGTGGCTACAACTGATGTGTTGAAAAGAATTGATACTGCTGTTCCATTCAACGTTTCAGATGTACTATCTGTTTTAAGAGGAAATGGAAGACCTATAGAGGCAAAAATGGAGGCATTGATTGGTACGCCTTCTATTGTGCCTAGTGCAGTACAAAATCAACCAGTACAACAAGTACAACCATCTACCAATCTTCCTCGTCCAAAAACACAAGAAGAGTACGATAAATTAAAACCTAACACTAGGTATATTGATACTGATGGAAAAACAAAAATCAAGGGGTAGATATGGCTTTTGGAACAAAAGATACTGTTGTTGAAGACACAAACAAACCATCTACCTTTGGTGGAAAAGATACTGTTGTTGCAGAATCTAAACCAATGCCATCGTATGCTTCTGACTTTTCTGTTCCAACTGCAGAAAACTTAAAGAAAAGCGAAAGACAAGCACAGATACGTGCCGCACAAGACGAGTTAGAAAAACCTGGAGTTATAGAAAAAGCATTGACTTCACCAGAAGCACTAATTGCTCTTGGTGTAAATATTCCTGTTAGTGCAGTGGGTGCAGTTGTTTCTGGCGGTAAAAGAGAACCTACAGAAGCATTTATTCAAAAATATGGTTACCGACCTAAAACCCGTGGTGCTGAAAGTTTGTTGCAAGATGTTGCAAAACTAGCAGAGCCTCTGAGTTCTTTGCCACCTGTTCTTGGTACGGCTCCTTTAATTTCTGGTTCTTTGGCTGCGGGGCCAAGAACAATTAAACAAGCTACTATTGAATCTAAACCATCACAAGTTGCACAAAAAACAGGTAAATTAGTATCTGAAAAAGTTATAGAACCAGTGGTTGGTAAGGTTGTACCGCCTGTTGGAAGAATGACTGTAGGAACAAGTCAACAAGAAGTAGCTGATGCTGCCAAGCAATTTGAAAAACTTGGATTTGTACTTGAACCAGCACAACTGAAAAAAGACAAGCCCATTCAAACACCAGGCTTTATGGAAGCCAATCAAAAGAGGAATGAAGACCTTGCAACCATGTTGGCTACAAGAGAAACTGGTTCACCAACTCTTGATGTAACGCCTGAATATTTGAACAAGCGCATGAAGGAGCTAGGTGGTAACTACGATGTTATTTTTAACAGAAGTTTTACCATTGACGCAGACCTTGCACAGCAGTTAAAGAGAATGGTTGATTTTGAACAACGTGTTAACCCTGCTGGTCAACGCACAGTCTCAAACGTTGCGACAAACATCATTAATCGTTGGAATGATGTAGTTATTGATACTCAAGCAAAACAACTTCAAAGACGTATTCAGCGGATTACTCAACAACAAGGTAGGGGTGGTGTAGAGCCAGTTGTTCGATTGAGAAAAGATTGGCCTACTATCCGCAATACAACCACAAGCACTGATTTGCCTGACTGGTATCCATCTGTTGAAAAAACAATCAACGAGCTATCAGAGAATCTTGGCTTGGTTACAAAACCTACTGTTTGGGTAAGTTCACCACGCAGAGAGGGTTTGTATGGAATGGCTACTGGTGATGGTCATATTGTCATCAATGACAAACTTGATATGAATGGTGCTGTAGCTACTGCTTTGCATGAGTTTGGTCATCAAGCAGAATTCCAACTTCTTGTTCATGCTCCTAAAGAGCAACAGTCTGCCGTTATGTCTGCTTGGCGTAACCAGATGGCAAATATTCCACTTGGCAAGTTGACTGTTGAACAACATCGTCCTTTGACGGCAGAGAAGTATGGCCCTGCGTCAAGAGGAGGAATCCCAGAAAGAGGATTTGAGCAAGGGTATTTGCGTAACTTCTCTGAATGGTTTGCTGAACAAACTTCAAGATGGATAACAACAACCAAAACTCCTACCACTTTGGTAGAAAAGTTTTTTGCAAAAGTTGCTGACAACTGGAAAAAAGTTTATCAACGTGTAGTTGGTTATGTTCCTTTAAAGAAGGAAGTAGATGATTTTTACAGAGCAAATTGGAAAGGTGACATGCTAGATTACGCAGAACGTGAATTGACTGGCGTATCTACTTCTGGTGAACCAATGCTGAATGTTAAAGATTTGGTTGCCAAGATAGATGGCAAAGAGTTGCAAAGACTACGTAGCGAAATGCAAAAAATATCAAGGTCTGCCTCTGATGGCAACGACAGATTTACCGCAGGTGAGTTTGTTAAGGCTATTGATGAAGGCCTTGGAAGATATGACAAACCAGCTTTAGATAAGTTAAGAGACACAAACAGAAAATACGCAGCTACTTATCTTCTTGGTGAAGGAAAAACAAAGGTTGCTCCGCAAGGAAAGATAGATTTAGAAGCGTTAGGCAGGTACTTAGAAAACAATACCTACGGTTTTGGTACTGGTACAAGTTCACATCCTTTATATGATTTGGCATACAAGGGTAAGTTGTTGGGTATGCGCTCTCGATTTCGTGGTGTTGAATTGCCTGAAAGAGAAGGTGTAATGTCTTTGGTTGGCAGAGGCAAATACATGCTTGGGAGCGCATTAGGCACTCGTACTCAGCTTGCAAGGGATTTGCAACGTCTGGCAACAGAGAAAGAACTTAAACGAGAAGGGAAGTAATCATGCCACTCAAACAAGGTAGTAGTCAGAAAACCATTTCTGCCAACATTCGTAGAGAAATGAAGGCAGGTAAGCCGCAAAAGCAAGCGATTGCTATTGCACTCACGACAGCACGAAAAGTCAAAAGGAAGGACAGAAAATCATGAAAGACAACTACGGCAAACAAGAGATGGGTAAATCCACTCAGATGGCTATTGACCGCATGGCTCGCCAAGGTGGTGAGAATGAGGTTCGTGCTTCTGAGGACTACAACCGTCAAATGATGAAGATGCAAGCCAAACCCATGACTCGCACCACTCCCCGCAAGATGAAGCGATGAGTAG